GGAGACTTAGCATGAGTACAGTAATATTAGACACAATCACAGGCAAGTCCACTGCAACAACCATAACCATTGGCTCAACACCTGTAGTTAGTGCAAGTGCAAACTCTATGACTATTAGAGGTGAAGGTAGCAATCAGACAAGTATTCAGCAAGGATTGGCTAAAGTTTTTGCAAATCTTGAACAAGGGTCTACATATTCAACTCGTGATTCTTTTAATTTAAGTTCTCATGGTGATGAGGGAACAGGTTTATCTCTTTTAACTTTTACAACAAATTTTGGGAGTGCCCATCATGCAACATCATCTATGGCAAGTAATGTTAATAACGTAGCAGGTAACGATAGTGATAATTTTGTGCAAACATCATCAAAAGTAAGAATTGGACTTTATGATGTAGGTGGTAATTTTGCACAAGATGGTTCTTATTTAACTGTATCAATACACGGAGACCTTTCATAATGGCAAACGGAACAATAGCATTTGATACATTACAGACAAGTGGACAGATAAGTGGAACAGCTAAGTCTTTGGATACAGATTATGTTGTTAATGGTAGTGGGAAGGTTTGGAGTAATATAGACCAAACAGGTCAATCTGTAAGAGATAGTTTTAATTCTAGTGGAGTGACAGACAATGGTATAGGAAGAAGTGAAGTAGCCTTTTCTAATAATATGAATAATGACGATTATGTTGTATCTGGTATCATGAAAGATGGCAGTGGTTATAATGACGATACTGGTTTAAGTGCAGACTTTGCTGGAGCAATGACAACAAGTGCGTTTGAGGTTTTTTGTCATCATGCTGCAACAGCAAATGATGCTAACTTTGCACTTATGATTATACACGGAGACTTAGCATGACAATAGAAACACCAGAATTTCAAGGCACACATCTTTGGGATAGATTGTGTTGGGCAAAAGAAAAGTTAGAGCCTTACAGAACAGAATATTGTGTTGTATGGGAAGACCCAGAGACACCTGATGAACCTGCAAAAGTAACGCACCCTGACCCTAATTGGATGGCTTGTGCATTGCAGGGTGGCATACTTCCCCCTGTAGAAGCCTATTGGGAACTCAAGAAGGATGAAGATAAGCCAGACTTTGTAAAACATACAAGAGGTTACTTGTTGCATAACACAAAGCCTATTGAAGCTATGACAGAAGAAAGAGCAATAGAATATCTTATTATGAAAGACCTACCAAAGCACGTATGGCAAAACTACGACAAAGCCAACAAGCCACGTATGGTCATTTGTACTAAGTCACAGTTACCAAGCACGAGAGTGTGGCGAAATGCTTGGAAGATTAATGAAGAACTAACCACGCATAACGAAGAAGCTGCTTAAAAGGAGATACCAATGGCAACAACTAACATCGTAGACAAGGATGGTAACACTATATCTGCATCAGATGCAACTGTTCCATCAGACAGGCACTTCAGAGGTGCTTGGACATTATCAGGTAAGACTATTTCAGAGGACTTAGCTGAAGCTAAAAAGATTTTTCAGAACAAGATTAGAGAAGTAAGAACACCTCTACTTGCTGAAGAAGATGTAGTGTATATGAAAGCACTTGAAGCAGGAGACAGTTCTGCTCAATCTGCAAGTGTAGCAAAGAAGAAAGCACTTAGAGATGCACCTGCTGCGAAAGCAATCACAGACGCAGACACTATTGCAAAGCTCAAGGCTGCTTGGGATACAAGCACATTAGGTGACAGTCCATACGCATAGGAGTAACGGATGGCATTAACTCAAATAACTGGTGATGGATTAGCGACAAGTGGACTACCTGCAGGTACTGTGTTGCAAGTTGTGACTCACAAAAATTCAGCGGCTAACAGTACCACTTCAAATTCTTTTGTTGCAACAAATTCTGCAGTAACAATCACACCATCATCAGCAACTAGTAAAATATATATACAAACAAATGCTCCGTTATATGGAAATGACAACAATGTTCATACTTACACAACAATTTATAGAGGTAGTACAAATTTAAATGGGTCATCAGAGCTGCAACTATTTGCTACAGGTTCTGACTCAATGGGAAGATGGACTAATGGTTCAATGCAATTTTTAGATTTTCCAAACACAACATCAGCGACTACATATACAGTTTATTTTAGAAACTCTTCTGCTGGAACATCACATTATGATGCAAATGGTGGAATGGCAATTATAACTGCTATGGAGATAGCTGGATGAGACATTTAGCAATTAGAAACACACACAAAACTGTTGTAAGCATTGTTGGCGATACAAATGCTACTGATGAGAAAGGCAATAAAGTTGTATTAGACGAAGATTTAATTACAGCAGAAATCACACGACTACAAGCTGACTATGATGCTAAAGAATATCAAAGAAAAAGAGCATCTGAATATCCATCTATAGCAGACCAATTAGATGATTTATATCACAATGGCATTGATGGTTGGAAAACAACAATCAAAGCAGTAAAAGACAAATATCCGAAAGGTTAAACAATGGCATACATAGGCAAGAGTCCACAAAACGGAGTACGAAACAGATTTCAATATCAAGCAACTGCAGGGCAGACTAGCTTCAGTGGTTCTGATGCAAACTCATTGACACTTACCTACACAGATAGTTTGTACTTAGACGTATATCAGAATGGTATATTGCTTGTTCCAGGAGATGACTACACTGCAACTACAGGCACAACTGTCGTACTTGTACAAGGTGCATCACTAAATGACATAGTAGAGATGGTTGTATATGATGTATTTTCGGTCAACGAGACATACACCAAGACTGAATCAGATAACAGATATCCATTCAAAGGCAACAACTCAATCATCAGATTAAACGGACAGACAATCAGTGCAGACATTACAATAGATAGTGATGAGAATGGTGTATCAGGTGGTCCTATAACACAGTCAGCAACAGTTACTGTTAATGGATATTGGAGTATCGTATGACAAGTCAATTAAATGTAGATACCATTGTAGATAAAGCAGGGTCAGGTGGCACGAATGTAAAGATAGCAAACACTTCTGTTACTGTGGCTGAAGGTGGTAGTGCTACAATGAATACTGTGCAAGGGTTGGCAAAGGCATGGTTTACTATGGATGGAACTGGAACTGTAGGAATAGTTGATAGTTTTAACATAGGTGGTATAACAGATGAAGGAACTGGTGATTATTCTCATACATACTCATCTAATCTAGGAACTGCTGAACATCCGATTGCAGGAAGTGTTATTGGTTCTGTAGAAAGTAACTTTTTTTCTTTTGTAACTTCAACTGGAACAGCACAAGCAACAACTGGAGATGCCTTTCAAATGATGCACCATGCTGGTTCAAGCGTTGACCAAGACCCAGTTCATATAATAGTACACGGAGACCTAGCATAATGGCAAGTGAACTTAAAGTAGATAAATTTACAGGTGTAACCACAGCAGGGTCTATACTTGTTACAGGTGAAGGCAATAGTACAACAACTAATCTACAACAAGGGTTAGATAAAGTTTTTATAAACTTTAATGGTACAGGAACAATAGCAACCAGAGATAGTTTTAATAGTAGTAGTATAGTTGATGCAGGAACAGGTCATTATAGAGTTGTCTTTACCAACATCATGGGCAATGTCAATTATACTCACATTTTAAATTGTAATCATACATCAAGTTTTAATGGTATGTTTGGAGGTGCTGATACAGGGGGTGTAGCAAATACATCTCAATCAGAATTTTTTACTTGTTCTGCTCACACTACAAATAATGATTCAAGAACTGTTCATGCAACAGTATTAGGAGACCTCGCATAATGGCTAGTATATTAAGAGTAAACACATTAACAGATGCAAGTAGTAATAACTCTACTGCTATGAGTACCATCAATCAGGGTACAGTGAAGGCTTGGGTGCTATTAACTGGAACAGGAACACATACCACTAGAGATAGTTTCAATCATTCAAGTTTGACTGATGGTGGAGTAGGTCGTTATCAAAATAATATTTCTTCTGCTATGGGCAATGATGATTATGTAGTTCACGCAACTGGTGACATTGGAACTGTTGGTGGTTTTGCAGTTGCTTGTACTAATGATTCTAGTATTGCTAGAACAACTACATTGGCAGCAATGAGAATAGGCACTACAGGGGGTGCATCATCAGACACAAGTATTGCAGCAATGAGTTTTATTGGAGACCTAGCATGACCAAAGCAGCAGAATTAGCAAAGATGGGTGAAGTCCTAACCAATAGTCAGATTGGTGGGCGAAGGAATATTGTAATTGGAGGTTGTATGAGAGTTGCTCAGAGAGGTACAAGTTTTACTCTTGGAAATGCTTCTGCAAAATATCCAGTAGACAGATTTTTTGTGCAAGACGTAAACAGTAGTTCAGGAGAAGCTACAGTATCTCAATCAACTACAGCACCTACAGACTTTAAAAATTCTTTAAAGATTGATGTAACGACAGCAGATACATCTTTAGCATCAGGAGATCAATACAAAATAGAGCATCGTATAGAAGGTCAAGATATCGCACACTTAAATTTTGGAACTTCTGCAGCAAAAACAGTTACATTATCATTTTACATTCGTTCAAACAAAACAGGTAATACTTCTGTAGCACTTTTAAACAACGGTAATGATAGAGCTTATGTTGCAACTTTTACTATAGACTCAGCAAATACTTGGGAAAGAAAAGAGATAACGATTCAAGGTGACCAAAGTGGAACATGGCTTGATACTAATGGTATTGGTCTAAGATTACGTTGGGGTTCATTTGGTTCTACATTTCAAACTTCATCAGTAAATCAATGGGTAGGCAGTCAAGTTATGTCTACCGATAGCAGTCCTATAAACTTTTTTGACAGTACAGATAATGAATTATATTTAACTGGAGTCCAACTAGAAGTAGGCTCACAAGCCACACCATTTGAGCATAGGTCATTTGGGGAAGAATTAGCTTTGTGTCAGAGGTATTTCTCACATAGTGGTGACCCTGTAAATAATGGATTTGTTCATCATAACTATCTTACCACTCATGCGTTTGCAAATTTTTCTTTTCCTGTTGTAATGAGAACATCACCAACAGTCACAATGGTGTCTAGTGGAAGATATTATTATAGTGCTGGAGGAAATCACACAATTAGTTCTTTTAATTCTCAAAATATAAGCAACCATAATTTTCAACATTATATATCAGGATCTGGATGGGCAGCGGGTGATGCGGGTCATGTTGACACTAATTCGGGTGTAAGATTTTATGAAGCAGATGCAGAATTATAGGAGATGATATGAATATTACATCAGCACAATATATGAATGCAACGAATCTACATGATGAAACAACATATCGAGATAATATTAAAGCAACAATAGATGGCATAGAAATGTTTGTTCCTATTAATCCTGACAATAGACACTACCAAGCAATCCAAGAATGGGTAGCTGAAGGCAACACAATAGAGGAAGCTGATTAATAGTCAGTAAAAAAATTTTAACTAATGCCAGACACAGACATAGAATTTTATGGTATAATAAGACAAAAAACAAGAAGGTAAAAATGGAAATAGATGGAATGTTATTTTGGAACATCATACTGAGTCTGGTGATCGTTCCGTTTATTTATATATTTAAAGCTACTTGTAGTGAGTTAAAACGTGTCCAGATATTGTTAAATCAGACACGAGAAACTTACGCAACCAAAGAAGATCTAAGAGATCAGTCTAATAGAATTTTTGAAACACTCCACAGACTAGAGGACAAGTTAGATAACTTGATATCGAAGCATGGCTAAGAAAAAGAAAAAAGGATCTATGAAAGGTTACACCATTAAAGGTGGACATAAACGATCAACAAAGTCTGGAGCGGGGATGACTAAAAAAGGTGTTGCAAAATACCGTAGAGAAAATCCTGGGTCTAAATTACAGACAGCAGTAACCGAGAAGAACCCTAAAGGTAAAAGAGCAGCAAGAAGAAAGTCCTTTTGTGCAAGGTCAGCAGGACAAATGAAGAAATTCCCAAAGGCAGCTAAAGATCCCAACAGTCGTTTAAGACAAGCAAGAAGAAGATGGAGATGTTAAATGAAGATGAGAACTTCAACCACACATATTGTCATACATTGTGCTGACACCTATGCAGATATGGATATAGGTGCTGATGACATTAGAAAATGGCACGTTGATGAAAGAGGATGGTCAGACATTGGCTATCACAAAGTCATCAGACGTGATGGAACCGTGGAAGACGGCAGAGACATTAACGTGTCTGGTGCACATGCAGCAGGTTTTAACAGCGTCAGTGTCGGTGTCTGTCTAGTAGGCGGTCGTGGCAAAGATAATAAAGCTGAAAATAATTTTACTGAGGCACAAATGGCTTCTCTCAAAGAAGTTGTTGAAGACCTTATGGCTAAATATGAATGGGCACAGCCTATGGGTCATAGAGATTTACCGAATGTAACAAAAGAATGTCCATCATTTGATGTCCTTGAGTGGTGGCATGGGGCAGAAGATAACTCAACCAACTTTGTTAAATCGGAGACTTAAATATGATGAAAATGAAAGGCAAGAAAAAGATTAAGAAGCCTATAAAGAAAAAAGGCTACTAATCATGGCTATGTTTTGGCTTACATTAGCCAAAGTATTTTGCAAAATAGGCAACACATTTTGGCATATGCATGTCGATTGTATCAGAAAGAGACAATCGGAGGATAGGCGAAGATGGACCCAGTAACTATTTCTGTAGCTCTTTCCGCAGCGAACACTGCATTTAATGCAATTAAGCGTGGGTTCTCAATCGGAAGAGATATAGAACAAATGTCTGGAGATGTAGGGCGGTGGATGTCTGCTGTGTCTGATGTAGACAATGCAGCGAAATTGGCTAAGAACCCTCCCCTGTTCGGCAAGCTATTCAAAGCAGGATCAGTAGAAGAAGCCGCTCTGCAAGCCTATGCAGCCAAGAAAAAATTAGAAGCACAAAGACAAGAACTAAAAACTTTTTTGAATTTTACTTATGGACCACAAGCCTATGCAGATTTGTTGTCTATGGAAGCAGACATAAGAAAGCAAAGACAGCAGACTATTTATAAACAGCAACAGATGAGAAGACAAATAGCCGAAGGTATTGGTTGGGTTGTAATTGTACTTCTCTTGGGTGGATTCACACTTTTAATAGCAAGTGTTTGGATTAAGAGAGCAAAGGCTGATGATTATAAATATGTGCCGAAACCTTACACAAAGCAACAATTATTAAATAAAGGTGAGATTGCAAAAATACAGTACACAACTTGTAGATTAAAGAAGAGAGTTACATCGAAATTTACCAACAAAAAAGGATGTATTTATCAAGGCGGTAACAAAACATTTACCCTAATGATCGAGAGTTGGTGCCCTAGGAAATATCGTTGTGTGTATGACCCACACAGCAAAGAGCCCGATATCGATGATGTACTGGAAAGTTTAAGGAGTATTGGTGGAAAGTAATGTTTAAATGTCTCGTTATAGCATGTCTGATAAGTAACCCAAGTTACTGTCAGGTATTGGAGAACACAGAGTATCCAGTTGTATATAAGACTTATGATGAATGTAAAGACAGAGCAATGGAGATAGCATCACAGATTCCAATATTTCTAAGAGGATACAGAGCAACCAAATGGAAATGTAAAGAAGTTCAGGAAGGAAAATTTTTATGAAAAAGAAAACTTTAACAGAAAGACAAAAGCAGACTTTGAAAAGACATTCAGTACATCACACTGCCAGACACATGTCTGAGATGAGGAAGTTAATGCTGCAAGGTAAAACCTTCACAGCAGCACACAAGATCGCAATGAAGAAAGTAGGTAAATAATGGATAGTACAATTTTAGATGCATGGAATGAACTAAGTTATTTCGAGGGCACGTTATTCACTGTCTGGTTGTT